ATGAAACATCGTGTTGACGTCATGATTTCCGAAGAGGAAGTCAAAACCCGAATTGCCGAGTTGGGCCGTGAAATCACCGAACACTACCGCGACAGCGGCAGCGAAATGGTGCTGGTTGGATTGCTGCGCGGTTCTTTCATGTTTATGGCTGACCTGTGTCGCGCCGTGGACGTGCCGCACGAAGTGGATTTCATGACTGCCTCCAGTTATGGCAACGGCATGTCTACCACCCGCGACGTTAAGATTCTCAAAGATCTCGACGAAGACATTCGCGGTAAAGATGTGTTGATCGTCGAAGACATTATCGACTCCGGCAATACGCTGAGCAAAGTGCGTGAAATCCTGCAACTGCGTGGCCCGAAATCTCTGGCCATTTGTACCCTGCTGGATAAACCCGAGCGCCGCGAAGTGGACGTAAAAGTCGAATACGTCGGTTTCCCGATCCCCGACGAATTCGTTGTCGGCTACGGCATCGACTACGCCCAGCGTTATCGCCATCTGCCGTATGTTGGTAAGGTTGTGATGCTGGACGAGTAAAGTTCGGCTGCGCCCCGCACAGCAGTTAATTAAAAACGGCCTTCAGATTTGGAGGCCGTTTTTTTATATTCATTTCAAATAATAAATAATCTATTCAACTTATCTGCTTGATATCCGGTAAAATTGAAACTTCTGCTTTTTAGGTATAGGTTATTTTTAATATTTACATGGATTATTATAGTTTCATATAATGCATGTCAGTTAATGGAATAAATAAGTTAATGAAAATAATCAGGGATGAAAAGATAAAAACTAGATACAGTTGAGGAACTTAACGGTACTTATTTCTATGCAGGAAAATCGAACCTGACTGCAGGAGAATTATTTTTCATGATTTGCTGTGAAAATGTCATTAATAAAAAATCCTTGCGGGTACTGCATGCAGTTCTTCTCCATAAAGCCGGGGTTGGAATTCATTGGTTTTCCCAGGAAAATAACTTCAAGTAACCTCCTCATTTACCGTCGTTACGATTTCAGGCTCAAAGCGACCTCTGCGTCTGCAAAAATGTTGCCTGGTTGAGTAAAGTAAGAGGGTAGAAAGAGGAGGTAACTAAATCATAGTGCTATAACCTCAGTGCCTTATATTACAAAAAAATATTTTAAACTAAATCAGCGGGTTCTTTTTCCTCCAAATATAGTTATCCTTGTTTTTTATTCTGAAAAATAACCATGGCATAACCCAGGCAAGTAAGAATAAAGGTATCGCTAAAATGACAGATAGATTAACAAAGTTATAGTTTTGGTAGAGTAACAGGATTAAAAGAGCTGAAATAAAAATCAAAATGATCCGTAAATATAAAATTAACTTCCTCGTAGGTCTGTCAATATAGGCCATGATTATTTCAGCACCACAATAAGGACATAGGGTGCTGTTTTCCTTTAATTTACTATCACAGAATCCGCATGTAGCATGCTCATCAACATGATTACTTTTCACGTAAACCTCTCGGACTGACTTTTGCTGTGTATGAATTTTTGCTAAATGTTATTTATTTGATTTTATTATCTTAATTAGTACTCTTTATCTCGAGTGTACTTTACATAATTTCTTTTGAAATTAGCAAGGGGATTTTTCTTGCAAACCGTAAGGGAATATGTGGGGGTTCTGTTAGTTTTTAGTAATGACTTCTTTTACCAAGATTGTTCTTATTTTGAATTTCTATATACAACCCTTATCTGAACAGGGGATAGGTTTTGTAATATAAATTATGGCTAAGACATTTCCTAGTAAGCTTGCCATGTGAATTTTTATTGAATACCTTGCTGACTGCTTCTTAATGCGGCTGAAATAAAAATCGGCAGGGGTAGCGAAAAGAACAGGCCAGGAATTGTAAAAAGCTCATACGCTAATGTTTCTGACTATCCATGCGCTGAGAGAACAAGACATTGTTCTTATTTACACGTTATTTGCTCGCTTGTCTGGCATCCGGTGTCATTTAAACTCATTTTTGTTTCGTAATACTTACTCAGTGCTTTGTTTATGATTAGATTTTCTGGACAGATACAAGTGATACTAATCTCCTCTCCCTGTGTTGAACACCGACAGGCGTCGATTCTCCGTGACTGAGCTTTTAATCAACCCGCAGTTATTGGCAGAACGCCGGGGCGCGCCGGAGACGCTTTTTGCGGTCAAAACCTCCGGGTCAGGGGCAGAAGCAACGATGCGCTATTCTGGTGCGTGCTTATATCTCCGTCGACAATTGAGAACATCAGACTGACAGGTTCAGATACTGTTGAACGGCGCTGAGTAATAAAAAGGCACTAAAAAAGGCACATTTTTGTGCCTTAGAAAACGATGTTAAATATATGAATTAAAAGGATTTATTCATTTAAGTGTCCACGCATTGACCACATCGACAACTAAGCCCCGTTTATTCGGGGCTTTTTCTTTAGTGCATCTGTAGGGATTGCTGGCTGTGTTTGTCTGGATGCAATTGAACGGCATGAACTGTTCCTGGCTCAACAATGATGTCAGCGATCGACTCATGAGTTTTGAATGTGCAACTGCAATTGATGTTCTGACATTGATGATAGCGTTCTTTGGTGTTGATGCTCAGATAACGGCTGGAACGGGCGTGTGCTGCGTGCTGGCATTTGGGGCAATGCATCATAATAATCACCATGTAATCATTTTTAATCAGATTAAATCATTGTATGTTATTGCTCAAAACATACATCCGGGATTACAGTGTTTTACATAACAGGTGACAAAATCCCCAAGGCAGACGAGATGACAAATCAGGACGATATACAAAGCGCGATCCGTGACGCTAACGAAAGGGAACGCTATATCTGGCGTCGTGCCCGTTGGTTTATGAAGGCCGTGTGTGTTGGCCTCCTTATATACGCACTCTTCCCAGTGGTGTTTTGGATATACTACTGTTTTTAGCAATGTTTTATACGCTCTCCTTGAAGTTTAGCATCAATCATTCACAGCCTATCGTCCCCGCTCGCCTCATAACTCACATCCGACAGCAAGACCTCCAGATTCAACGTCGTCACAAATCCACTGCCACCCAGGCTGTGTGTCACCTTGCTGATTATCCAGGGCTGCGCGTCGATCACGGATTTAAAGCCGGACACCGCCACCGGCGTCTCAGGGAATAAGTCAGCCCGCCCGCGAGCCAGGGAGATCGAGAACTCCGCGACACCGCGCTGGAGTTTGTCCCACTTCGCCTGGGCTGCCCGCATGGCGGCCTTTTGCGTGGCATAGATGGTGGTGAGGGCAAACACGTTTTCATCGCTGCCCGCCAGGTAATCCCCTTCCTTCGCTTCTGGCGTTTTCTGCACCTTCCCGCTGGTCTTCTTGGCCTTCGGGTGTTGCAGGGCGCGCAGATACTGCACTTTCGGTTTCCGCTGAACCTTCACTTTTTTAGGCTTCGGGTCTTTGGTGTGCAGCCAGCTTGCAGACACGCCGGTGTAGGCTCCACGGTCAGCAATATTAAATGTATGCCCGTCGCCGTCGCTGCGCACAATCGTCATCTGGGGGATTGGCTTCCCGCTGGCCGTCTTTGCCGCGCCTGGCTTGATAAACAGCAGGCTGCCCGCCTTGATGGCAACAACTGCGCCGTTCAGCTCCGCCAGACGGGTAATAAACTTCGCGTCGGTTTCCTGCGTCTGGTCGATATGCGACACCGGTACGCCCCTGAAAGGTTCAGCAACGGCGGGCTTGAGGTTATTACGTGCCGCCACGGCAGACACCACCGCCTCCAGCGTCGTGTCGTGATAGGAGTTATCGCGGCGGGAATTCAGGCTGCCGCGATAGTCCGCGCTGCGGGCACGGATAGTCAGCGTGTCCGGCGTGCCGCGATGCTCCACCTCATCCACGGTAAAATCGCCTTTGTTCGTCAGCGCTTGGCCTTTCCAGCCGAGCGCGATATTTATCACCGCGCCGCGTGGCGGCATCTCCAGCAGGCCGTCGGTGTCGCTCAGTTCGATATCGAGCTGGTCAGCCTCAAAGCCACGGTTGTCCGTCAGCGTCAGCGAAATCAGCCGGTTGCTGACGTCCTGCGTGATGTCCTTACCGCCGACGGTCACCGTAAAATCCGGCGCAAACTGCGCACCGGCTCCGATGGTCATATCCGTAATCACAACAAGCCTCCCAGTTGGCCGGTTAAACCTCCGGCCTGGTTGAGCAGTCCGTCGGCCTGGGCTTTCATGTCACCGAACATGGCCGCCAGGGATTCATCCACGCGGGTCAGCGTCAGCGTGAACTCAATCCGGCGGGCGGCACCGTTGGAAAAATGTTCCGTGTGGGTTTCGCTGACGCTGTTGACCACGAACATCCCGTAAATGGTGCCGCTGCCCTCCAGCAGTGGCCACGCCTTGCCCTCGTCGGCCATCAGATTCAGTGCCATCAGTGACAGCTTTCCGCCGGTGATTTCCGGCATCAGCACGCCGGACAGGGTAATTTTCTCCTCATTCACACCGAGGAACTGCGGCAACGGACGCAGGCCGACGCGGTTATTTACCGGCCATCGGTAATCAACGTCCCGCTGCAAGCTTTGGTAAGGGACGGTCTGCAACTGAAACACAAACAGCCCGAGCGTTAACATCATGCGACTCTCTCCTTAATCGTTATCCATGCGGGAACGTTGCTGGGCGGCGCGGGCGCGGTCACGGGCTTCCAGCTCGGCGCGGATCTGGCGGCTGGTATCCTGGACACCCAGACCGGCACCGGCGGCAATGGTGTAATGGTGCGTGCTGCGGTCGATGTAACTGCGCCCGCCGCCGACAGAAACCGGCGTGTAACCGCCTCCCAGCAGGCCGCCCGGCGGCGGGACAATGGGGGCAGGATTATCCAGCGGATGCGCTTGCGGATCCCCGTCGCCGGATTGCTTCGAACGCCGGTCAGCCTTATCCGCCGTTTTATCAATGTCTGCCGATTCATCCTTGATGATGCCGAGCTTCTCCAGCAGCCAGACCACGCTGCTACGCAGCTTATTAGCCACCTGCAACGGTGCGGTCAGTGCGTTAGCGACCAGGCGACCAAACGACACCCCCGCATCTTTACAACTGTTCAGTGTTTCCTGCGTGGATTTCACCGGTTGGATCAGGTCTTTGAACCACTGCCACAAGACTTTGAGCCTGTCCCCAAGCCAGTCAAACACCGGCTTAAGCGGCGCAAACATCTCTTTCACCGGTTCGAACGCCACCCCCAGCCCTTCAATAACGCCCGCAAAGAAGGCGCTGATCGGCTCCCAGTATTTACGGATAAGCAGCGCACCGGCGACAATGGCGACACCGACGGCAACAATCGGCCACGTCAGGCCGCCGATCACCGTCGCAATCGCGCCGCCCACCGTGCCGAGAAGGGTCCAGAGCACGCCCGCAGCGGCGACAATCAGATTAATCCCGCTGATAACGGGACCGGCCACCAGGCCAAACACGCCCAGCGCACCAATAATCAGCAGCGCACCGCCTGCCACCTTGCCGAGCGTGTCCGCCAGGACTTTATTGTTCACCACCCACTTATCCAGTTTCAGCACGTAGCCGGTGGCGGTTTGCACCAGTTTGCGCAGTGATGAATCCTGCTGGTCAAACAGGTCTGTGCCGACCGCCTCATAGGCGGACTGAAATTCCTTAAAGTCGCCGCCGAGGTTGTTCTGCATGATCGCCACCAGCGCCTCGGTTTTCCCGTCCGAGGTTTTCAACGCCTGGGTAAGCTTGTCGAGCTTGCCGGAAGATGCCCCGTCCATCAGCACTAATGCCGATTTCATTGCCTCCTCACCGAAAATGGCTTTTATGTATTGTGCCTTTTGGGTGTCACCAAGCTTATTTTTTGAAAAGCTCTTTTGCATTTCTTTCAGGATGGTGAACAGCGGGCGCATATTGCCCTTACTGTCTGCCGTTTTTACACCAAGTTCACCGAGTGCAGTGGCTGCCGTTCCTGTGGGAGCCTGTAAGCGAGTAATAACCGCACTGGTTCCCGTACCCGCCATGGAGCCGGTGATATTGGCATCGGCCAGGGCGGCAGCCATCGCCGCTGTTTGTTCAAGGCTAATTCCTGCACTTTTTGCCACCGGCGCTGCATAGGTCATGGTGTCAGACAGACCATCAAATGTAGCCATTGACTTATTCATAGCTGTCGAAATGACATCGCCAATGTGAGCAATATTATCGTTACTCAAACCCATTGCAGCTTTAACACCCATCAGTAGGGTGGCGTTTTCCTCCATGGTGCGCTTGTTTGCCAGGGACAGATTCAGGATGGTCGGCGTGGCCGCCAGGATCCCGTCCTTATCCCCACCACCTTTCGCGACAATGATTTGCGCGGCGGCGGCATCATCGGCAGAGGCGGCGGTGTTGTCGCCGAGCTGCCGCGCCTGGGCGCGCAGCGCGGTCATATCGGCGGAGTCTTTTTCCAGGCCGAGCGTCGCCTGTAACTCGGAGTTTTTCAGGGCAAAGTCATAGCCGGGTTTGAGCATCCCGGCACCGGCTACCGTGCCCGCCGTCGCAATCCCAACACTCGCCGCACCCGCACCGGTGACGCTGCCGGCCAGTTGTTTACCGGCCTGATACCGGCCTTTCACCGCGTTGAGTTTGGCCTGCTGTGCGCTCACCCGTGCCAGAGATTCGCGCTGCCGGTTGAGCTGCGCGGTGGTTTCACTGATGGAGGTTTTCAGGCGACGCTCAGAGTCAGACAGCGTGCGCGTGCTGATGCCCGCCTGGGTAAGTTCCGTGCGCTGACGCTGCACCGACTGGCGCAGCCCGTTGAACTGGGTCTGCAACTGCGCGGCGGTACGCTTGGCCGATTCCATGGCCTGCGCCTGGGCGCGGGTCGGGCTGGCGGTGTTTTTAAACTGAATCGCCAGCGCCGCCGCTTCCGCTTTGGCGTCTTTCAGTTTCTGACCGGTGACGGCGAGCTGCGCGCTGGATTTACGGAAGCCGTCAATCTTTCCGGCCTGGGCGTTCAGGTCTTTGAGGCTGTTTTGTGAGTTGCGAATATCCCCAGACAGCGCCCTGCTGGCATTCTGCACAGCCTTAAACGGGCGGGTCGCCTGGTCAACCGCCTTTAACAACACCTCTACTTTTAAGTTACTCACTGTCGGTGGCTCCGCTGCGCTGCATGGCCTTATGACGCCACACCAGCAGCTCGGTCAGCGTCATCGGGTTCAGTTCTGACGGCGGCCAGTGAAAAATCACTGCCACGTCCGCCATCAGGTCATCAACGGTCAGTGCCGCAGGAAGTTTTACTGTTCCGACTTCGGCGATAAAAAACCGATCACCTTACCGGCCAGCGCAATCAGGTCGGGCAGGTTCAGGCTTTTGCAGTCCTGGGCGGTGAGGTTCGGCACGGTAATGCGCGGCAGAATGACGGTCAGCGCGTCAACGTCGGCATTCGCCAGCGCCGCCAGGCCAATCCCGCGCAGGTGTCCGGCGTTCGGCTTGATGATTTCAACCTGGTCGATCAGGGTGTCGCCGCGTTTGATCGGTTCTTCCAGGATTACGATGTTTTCATTGTGTTCTGACATAGCGGTGTCTCTTCTTCAAAAGGGGAGGTTTCGCGCCGGTGTCCGGCGCGGGTTACGGGTTACGGGTTACAGGCCGATGTTTTTGCGGTGCTGTGCCACGCGGTCAACGCCGCCGACGATTTCCACCATGTTCACGGTATCGACTTCAATCATGTCTTTGCCGTCAATCACCAGCTTGAAATAGGTGCATTGGGTAGTGATTTTGGTTTCGGTGTCTTCACCCTGCTTGTACTCGCCAAAATCCATTTCCTTGTGACGTCCGCGCATCGTGACTTCCACGGCGGAGGTGTTGCCGGTGTCGTCCTGCTGGAAGGAGCCGGCAAAGCGCAGCGGCACGGCATCCACCGCGCCCCACTGCTGCAACACCAGTTCATCCAGTCCGCCCACCGTCCACTCAAAGGTCAGCGCGTCGTCGTCCAGGCCGAAATCAATCGGCGCAGCGCCGTTCATGCCGCCGCCGCGATAGTTCTCAAGCTTGCGGGTCAGCTTCGGCAGCGTCAGCGCGCTGACCGTGCCGAGGTAGCTATTCCCGTCGTTAAACAGGTTCAGGTATTTCAGTTTCTTAGGCAGTGCCATGGTTTAGCGCCTCTTAGCTGTTGATGGCCGTGGCGAACGTCGCCAGGTACTGGTCGGTGATGCGCTGACGCAGGGTTAAATCTTCCAGCGGCGGCACCGGCGTGTAGTCGTAATCAATGAACAGCTTGCCCGCTTTCAGGGTTTCGACGGTGTTCGCTTCCGCGTCATACCAGCAGGTGCCGTCAATGATCAGACCGGCGGTTTTCATCTCACGCAGCTTGGCGTTAATGCCCGCAATCATGTCCTTGATAAGCGTCGGAGTCATTGGCCGGTCCATCGCCCACAGGTGCGCTTCCGCCATCGTGTCCGCCAGCACCTGCGCGGTGCGGGTGTAGTTCTCAAACAGGAACAGCGGATCGTCAGAGCAGGTGCGCTGCCCCCAGAACTTAAAGCCGTCTTTGCGGATAAGGGTAGTGACGCACGCCTGGTTCAGCAGGTCGGCATCGGTGCCGGGGGTCTGCAAATCCCAGTACACGCTGGCAGACAGGCCGGTGACGCCATTGATCCCGACGTTAGAAAGCGTTTTATGCCAGCCGGTTTCTGCGTCGATTTTGGCACGCAGTCCGAGCGCGTAAGCGGTGGCAGGCGCGATGTCGCTGGCGTTGGTGGTGGTGTTCCAGGCCACGAAATCCGGCCAGATCACCATCAGCTCACGCTGGCTGAAATTGTCGCGGTACTTGATGGCGTCAGAGACGGTTTTACAGCCGTATGCGCTGACATAGCCAAAGGCGCGGAGCTGCTGACAGACGGCGGCAAGCGCGGCGGCGACTTCCTGGTTATCCAGACCCGGCACGCCGAGAATGCGCGGCTTTACGCCGAGTTCGGTCTGCGCGGACAGCAGGGCTTTCATGCCGGTATACATGCCGGTGTCATCCGAACCGCCGATGATGTTGGAGGTGGTTTCCGCCTCGGTTTCGCCCATTGCGACGCGCACCACGACAACAACCGGTTTAGCCTGGTTGGCGATTGCCATCAGGGAGGCGCGCAGCGTGCCGGTTTTACCGGCCTTACCGGCGGCGGTCAGTACGTTGGTAATGAGTACCGGCGTATCCAGCGGGAAGGTCGCCGCGTCGGCATCGTCGCCGGTGCAGACCATCCCGATGATGGCGGTGGAAACGGTGGAGATAACGCGGGTGCCGTCATTGATTTCAACAACGCGCACACCGTGATGATAATCAGCCATGGTGTTTTTTCCTGTGATTAATAAGCCAATCAATCATCGCGTGTTGTATCGACGCAGGCACGGCGGGCGCGGTGTGTGGGGAACGGCACAACGGGGAAGGGAAAAAACAAAGCCCCTCTTCGGGGCTTCGGTTAGGCGGGGATTTCAGGCCAGGTAATATCCGGCGCGGCAGACAAATCCAGCCGGTTAAGGGCAACGCGGTATTTTTTCCAGGCGGTCAGTCTTGCCCGTTCCGCCTCCGTGGCATCGTCAATATCGACGGCATCCTGCAAAGGCGCAATAGTCGCGTTTGCCTTTGCCATCAGCACGGACAAGGCCGTGACGGCTTCGGCCTTGCGTTCTTCAACCGTCGGCGGCGGAACATCTCCCCAGGCGGGCAGACCGTCAGTGCCCGCAACCCGCATTTTCCCCTCCGGCGGCGGAAGGGTTTGATATTCACGATAAACAACATCGCTGACCGCAATGCCATCATCCGGCCAGCTTCCGGCATCGTCGTACACGTCCCGCAGTTCACGCGGATAAAAACCGTTGGTGAGCGGGCTGTAAACATAAAGACTTGAGGTGACTGCGCTGTAATAGTTGCTCATCATTTTCCCTTACCAGCCGGTGGCTTCCCAGTAGCTGCCGCCGCTGTCCTGGCCGCAGGTGAAACCGATGTTATTGATAATTTGTGCCGTACCAAAGTTGTCATTGAACGTCCCGCCGCCGCCATTGATGGCGGTCACCTGAACGTTGACGCAGGTGCTCGGGAAGGGAATGGGGAAATTCACCGTTGACCAGCCTCGACTCCCTTTGTTGAGGACGCCCCACTGCTTAATCATTCCCGTGTCACCGCATCGCCACCAGCCGCCGCCGAGATTGGCGGTATTGGAATTGACCGGCTGCCGGTTATTGGGGCTGAAAACGCGCTGCCCCATCTCATAAATCCCGCCACCTTCGGCGGAAATACTCCCCTGTGTCGCCAGGTCACCGGTGCCGGTAAATCTGACAAAGCCCGTTTGTACGGAATTCGCCTGATTTACGGTGCGGAAAAGAAAGCCCCCTACGCCGCCACCCCGGTTGTTCACAAAGTCGGATTCGCCCTGGCCGCCGCTTTCGTTCCAGCCTAAATAGGTCCCTTGCCCGTCGCCAGGGTGCGGGATGGTTATCGCCCGGAGATAATTCGCCGTGACGCGACCGTTCACATCACCGCCCGCGCGGGGAAATGCGCCCACATTATCGGCATTCAGCCCGATATCCTGGGTGCCATCGAACGCCACACCGGCAATCTTGCGGGAGGTTGCGAGCTTGGTCGCGGCAACGGCGGTGCCAGCGGCAGGAAGTGCTCCCACGTTTGCCGCGCTAAGGTTGATATCTTGGGTGCCATCAAATGCCACACCGGCAATTTTGCGGGCGGTGGCGAGTTTAATCGCCGCGACGGCCGTCCCGCCTGCCGGTAATGCGCCGACGTCTGCCGGTGTCGGCTTGTTGGCCTGGCAGTAAATTTCATTCCAGTTAGTCCACGGACCATCGACGCCGTTCCACGCCCCCGACGCGCCACGGGTAAACTGTCGTCCGTTATTGTTAAAGGCAATCTGCTGCGTCGCATTCGGTCCCCAGGTCACGAAAATCACGCCGACAAACCCGTTCATCGGATAGCCTTTGTCCGTGGTCGCGGCGGCGGCACCGGGCACGCCGTAATGCCCGAACATGGCCGTGCCATGCAGCGCGTTTGGCGAGTCCGTCGCGGTTAAATTGGCGCGGATTTTAAAGGCCGTCGCCACCTCATCCGCCAGCGCCTTTTCACTGGCGGCACTTTGCGCGGCCGTCCACGCGCCTACGTCGGCGGCGGTGGGTTTGTTATTCGCGCTGTACGTCGGCACCCACTCTTTCCAGGGACCATCCACGCCGTTCCAGTCAGCGGACAACCCGCGATTCCAGATATTGCCGGTGAACGTGACGTACATCTGCTGACAGCCGTAGGCGCTTGGCGTGACGTACAGCGTGCCTGCAATGCCTTGCGGATAGTGCAACGCCGCCGTGGCGTTGGCATTTTTAGGCTGCGCGTACAGGGCGGCACTTCCGGCTCCGCTGGCAAAGCCCAGGGTATTAATATCCGTGGTTGTCAGGATGGCCGACGGCACCGTGACGGAATTCACCGCGCTGGCCTGCACCCAGTCACGCCAGGGTCCGTCCGTGCCATTCCAGGAAGCATTGAGCGCACGCGTCCACACCATGCCGGTATTTTGCACGGTGTAACGCTGCAGTACGCCGCCCGTCCAGGACGCGGGGATCACCTCCAGCACGCCCGCCGCCTGGGAGCCTGCAGGATAGCCATTGGCGACGGTGGCATTCGCGCCGGTGCTCTGCACGTAAACCCCGATTTTTGCCAGATTAAACGTATTGATATTGGCGGTGCCGAGAACGGCGGACGCGACAGGCAGCGCCCCCACATCTGCCGCCGTCAGGGTAATGTCAGCGCTCAGCGCTTTATTGTTCACCTTGCGGGTGGACGGTACGCGGGTGTTGGCATTGTCGTTGGCGGCCTTCACCGCTTTCGGCGTGGCGGCCAGCGCCTCGCTGGTACTGCTGACCGAGCTGCTCAACTGGACAAAACCCTTTGCCGTCAGCGTGCCGTCGGGGTGGTTGCGAGATTTTTCATGTGCGGCCAGCAGGTCATTCACATACTGCTCGGTGGCCATAATCACCGAGTCGTCGATCAGCAGGCTGATGGCCTCGGTGTTGCTGACCGCAATCACCATACGTAACGTCTGCGTGCGGCCTGACCCTTCCGCCAGGGTCGGTTTGTAGGTGTCCGCCATATTACAGACGGCAATCAGCGTGCCGTCGTCGGCAAACAGACCCATTTCACGCATCCAGAAACCGCCAACGCTCGCAGAAATCACCGCCTCGGCAATGACCCAGTTGCCATGAGTCGGGTCGAGCTTTAAGGAGTTGAGCGGCGTGCGGTACACCTCTTTGACCAGCTTAGTCTGTGAAGCAACCGGCGTGGTCGCCTTGCCGTTGCCGTCACCGACGGCAAGCTGCGTGATGTTGATGTCAGTCCCCGCCGCAATGGCGGCCGCAATGCGCGACTGTCCTAGCGTGGTGACAACGGATTTAAATGTGCTCATAACGTCCTCTTATGCGGGGTAAACGGTCAGCAGTTCGCCCAGGCAGTGCGCCGCGCCGGTGTAAACGTCGCCTTTGATATCCTGGGTGATGGTCAGGCCAATCAGATGGCGGCTGGCCGGTTTGGCGTCGGCAATCAGCCGCTCCATCTCCAAATACATGTCTTCGGTGATGCCGGTTTCCAGCACGCCGATGTCCAGGCGAAACGTCCCCGGTTCGTCATTCGTTTCCCACCACTCGGTCACATTGATCAGGTAGCCGAGCGGCTCCACTACGCGCCGGATGGCACCAATGGTTCCCTTATGGCAGTGAATGAACCAGGCCGACTGAATGACGCGCCGCTTAGTGGCAATCGGCCAGTGTTCATCCCAGCGGTCAACCGACAACGCCCAGGCCAGATAGGGCAAGAACTTCACCGGACAGGCCAGCGGATCCCAGAGCTGCCGCAGCGGTACCGGCACGTTTTCAAGCGCGGCGCAGGCGTCGGCGGCGGCTACCTCCAGCGCTGATGAACCGACGGGCAGCAGGCGATCACTCATCGTAGCCGCCCACTTTCAGGGTGTACGCGGTGCAGAATGACGCCTGCGTTTTATCCAGCCCGATGTCAGCGGCGGGACTTTTCAGCTCCACCCGCTGCACGCCTTCAACGTGCAGCGCGGCATAAATGGCCGACAGCCGGATGTCGCGGCCTAAGCGGTGCTGCGCGGTGGTGTAGGCGATAAGTTTCGCTTCAGCGGCTTCGCGGATGGGTTCGGCTTCGGGACCCGGAAACAGATACAGCACGGCATCAATGGTGTAATTCACGACGGTTGCTGACTGGACGGTCACGCGGTCAGCGACGGGGCGCACGTTTTCATCGTTGAGCGCGGCCTGAACTTTCGCCAGCAGGTCGGCGGGCGCGGTGCCGTTGCCGGTCTGTGCCAGCACGGAAATCGTCACGCAGGCAGGCGACGGACTGATCACCGAAATATCCGCCACCCGCCCGTCAGCCGAGCGCCCGTGATACTCATAAGAGCCAACCGGACCGGCTACACTCAGCCCTTCAAACGCCTGCTGCGCACGGATACGCAAATCCGCATCGCTTTCCATCACCGCCGCCACGGCAGGCACGCTGACCGTATCCGCAGGCGTGATGGTCAGGCGCTCCACGCTGAACGTGGCGGCGATATTGTCCAGATCTGTGCCGGTGGCATAGGCCAGCATTACCGCCTGCGCCGCCTCGTTAACCCGCTGACGCAGGATCACTTCGCGGTAAGCGTTCTCCTCCAGCAGTTTGACAATCGGCTCGGACTCCAGGGTCAGCGTGCGGGCGATGGCGGCCTGCTGGTCTTCGGGATACAAGGAGACCAGCGTGGCTTTACGTTCTGCCAGGAGGATTTCGTAATCCAGCACCTCCACCACGTCGGGGGCGGGTAACTGGCTCAGGTCGATAGTTGCCATAATTCAGCTCACGGGTAGGGTTAAGGAAATGGCGGCAGAGGTGTCTTTGCGGGTGCCGGTGAGTTCAACCACGGCTTTCCCGTCGAACGTCGTTTCAAAGGTGATGCCGGTCAGGCTGACGCGTGGCTCCCACTTGAGGATTGCGCTGTAACAGGCCGCCATAATTTGCAGGCGCAGCGCCGCATTCTGCGGGCGGTCAGTCAGCATCGATAGCAGTGAACCATAGTCGCGGCGCATGACGCGGGAACCGACGGGCGTGCGCAAAATGTCGCTGACCGACTGCTGAATGTGTGCCAGGTCTTCGACGCTGCGCCCCGTGTCGCGAGCCAGGCCGATGTATTTAGCATTGGTCATGAAGGCACCTGCGTCTGACCGCCGCCCGTCTGGACGCCGCCGTGTTTATGGGTATGCACAACAACCCCGTTTGATGTCAGGCTGCCGCCGGAATGGGTGAGATTTCCGGTCATCGTGCCGCCTTGTTTCACCTCCAGACTGCCCGTGGTGAGCTTGTGGGTGCAGACCACCTCCGGCGCGTCGAGGGTGATGCGGGTTTTCGCCGTGCAGGTGATCAGCGGGGCAGTGACTGCCACCTTATCCGACGCGTTTACCGTGGCGGACTTGATACCGGTTGCCAGCAGTGCGCCGGTTTTGGGTTCATACTCGATCACCGCGCCGTCAGGGAAAGTGACGTGTACGGCTTCAGCTGACGCCGACGGTGCAGGGAATTCATCAGAGAAAACGCCCGGCATCACAAAGGCGGTATCCAGCTCACCGCCCAGGCAAAACAATAAAACCTGCTCACCGGTAGACGGTGCCCACCAGGAACGCGAGCGCCCTGCGCGGGAGGTCAGCCAGTGCAGCCAGTCGGTGACGTTGCCGCCGGTGTTCACGCGACAGGTGCCCGCAACTAAATCCACCTCGGCAACGGTGCCAATGCGGATCAGATTGCGCAGCAGGCGCGGAATGTCGTTGTTGGGGATGGATGTATTCATGGATAAAAGAATGCCGCCCTGTCAGGCGGCATACAATTTGAGGCGGGTTGGCTATCGTTGGTACAACACCCTTGAAGGGAAGATTTACTTGAGTATTTTATCGTTAAGGTAGGCAACAAATTGCTGACCTTTATTGGTCAATGTGTAACGAGTCCATGCTACTTTCTGAACTTTTTCATTAATTACAATCCCGTAGATTTGTAATTGAGGGCAAACGTTATAAAAAATGAAACTGTTCTCCTCAGAAGTTCCTCTTTGATTTGTTACTCCCTCAATGAGCAGGTTCCAAATAGAATGAAAAACATCTAGTAAAGTATATTCCACCTCTCCTTTTTTAGTTATTATATCTGGCACTTTAATTTTTATTTTTGAGAGTTTTTCGAAAGTTTCTGCGTGTTCACTCTTATTGGCTGTTTGCTTACCTTGTAACCCTAATAGCTTAGAGTTTTCTTTTTTGAGTTTATCGTTCTCAGCAATGAGAGAGGTGATTTTGTTAATCAAAGGCTCGGTGTCTGGCACTTCAGCACCTGAAATCCACCCTGATATATCATTACGAGATTCAATTGGAGGGAGACTTTTCATGATGGCGAGCTGGATATCTTTGATATCGTCATAAAACGAAATCATTTTTTTATGTACTTTTGCTCTAAAAGCTTTAAGTTCTTTTTGATGTTCAAGCTCAATAACATCTGCTCCTAGTTTTTGTATTTTTTCATTTAAAGCCTTTTCGTTTATATCTATTGAAAATAAAGGTTTTTTCTTTTTAACCGCGTAATCAAATTCTTTTTCTGTATAACTTTTCCCAGTGGCCTCATCAATACTCCCATATCTGCCACCTAGAATAAGGATATAAACATCAGACTCATCAATCCATCGTTCAATGGTTTCCCACTGACTTTTATCATTTGCTGTAAACAGCTCCATACCCGCAGGAATATGACCTAACATTAATATAGCGCTAACCGCCGCTTGCCTCTCCTCTTTAAGATCTTTAAATGTTGAGGAAACGAAAACTTGTAATTTTTTCTTCATCAAGAATGGCCGATTGTAGGAAATTATTAAAACAGAATCTGGATCTTTACCTCCAATGTCAACGGGTTAAACGATAATTTTCGCGATAAGTTAACTTGTTAGCATATTCATCAACTCCTCCTCAACAATCTTCATATCTTCCGCGTCCAGCCCCAACAACGGGCGCGCCGGATATTGCATTTCCTTTGCACGGACGGACGGGCGATCCCGCAGCCCGTACTGATGCACCTTCGCCATGCGCTGAACCTGACCGGTGAATTCCACCACCGCGTCGTCAGTGGTGCCTTTGGCCTTCATGTATTTGGCCGTGCGCAGCTTGGCGAACATCTCCCGCTTAATGCGGCCTTTCTTTGCTCTTAGAGACTGCGGGCGGCGCGGCGTGAAGGGTTGCCCCTCCGGCGTGATCTGCTGCTTAATGCGCTGCTGCTGATGTTTGCGCAGACGCTTCGCAATGGTCGCTGCCATCACCTTCCGGCTTTGCGGTGAGAGTGCCGCAATCAGCCCGGCGAGACGGGTATCAAATGCTGACAGCTCACTCATGCCACTGGCTCACTAACTCGCCGTGCAGGTACAGTTCACGCGGCCTTTCCACCGGCTCCGGCAGCGGCGGTTCCGGAAAATGCTCCACGTGCAGACCGGCATCAATCTGTTTCACGATCACGCGCTCGGTGAGTTGCACATCAATAGCGATATCGTAGGCACCATCATCGAGCATATCGGCCTTAAATTTAAAGCCGGTCTGCTGCTTTTCCGGCGTCGCCATAATGTCCGGCTGGTTCTCACGCAACCAGGCCAGAATGGGCACAATGATCAGATCGCAGTCCTGGGCAAAGTTGGTGATCAGCAACTCGGTCTGATACTGGTATTCAAACGACAGCGAGCTGGCTAACGTGGAAACGATGCGCCCGTTATCCACAAACATCCGCAGGGTGTCGGGGCTGGTTTGCAGCACCGGCACGGCGTCAGTTAACGCTTTTCGAAGCTGTGCGGGTTTTAACACGGTGTTCCTCCTGGCATTGTTTGACCGCTTCCACCTGGAGGCCGCAGGCAACCAGCTCGGCCTCCAGGTTTCTGACATCACTGCTTAAATCGCCGTTAGTGACCGGTGAGCTTGCCGGTATCGGGCAGCTCGTTACCGCCGGACAGCCAATGTAAATAATCTGCGGCGCTGGTAAAGGCGGGGCGTTGGTGCATCCGGCCAATGCCATCAGGCAGACGAGCGCCGTACCAATCGCGCATTTCCTGATTTTCATTGAGTAACCTTTGAAGGTGAATTTCACGATCCCGCGCTAACTGCCCCGCTTGTGAGAGCTGTGTACGCAGGCTTTGTTCCTGGCGTTCGCGCCTCAGTGCTTCATCGTTCAGGCGGTTAATGGCGTTGTCTCGGCTTTCAATACCGGCGGACAGCGTGCCGATAATGCGCTGCGCCTGGTCGGCTTCATCATGCAGGCCACCAATCCGCCAGGTTTGCAGCCCCGCCAGGGCAAGCGCCGCCAGCAGTAACACAATTAAAATGCGCATCAGACACCCCGCAGACAGTAGGCCAGCTCATTCGCGCGGCGGCGCTCCAGGCCGGTGACGCGGACACCGTTCACAAACACCCAGCGCGGCAACTGCTCGCAGGCGTCCCGCCATCGCCCTTTGTTGATGAAAAACGCCAGGGTTGACTTGCACGCCGCCGTCACGCCGACGTTGAACGCAAACGACACCACGGCGTCATACACCGGCTGCGGCATGGCAACCGGCATGCAGCGCGCAATGCCTTTCTCCACCCGCATCACGTCCTCCACCAGGTTAACGGCGGCCTGCCGCTCGCTGATTTGCGTTTGCGGCTTCACGCCTGCGGTGTGCCCGATGCCGTTTGTCCAGACGCCTGCGCTGCACTGATAGGCCGACAGGCGGCAGCCTTCAAAATCGGCAATCAGTGCCAGACCGGCGGCGGAGGTTTTCAACGTGGGCGTTTGCGGCAGCAGTGCGGCAATCGCCAGGATAGCGGCGACGGCGCAGCGTCTAACGATTGATGGCTGCATTAATGTCCCCTCTGACGCCCATTGCTTTCAGCAGGCGGTAGGTTTTGCGCCGGTAGTACCAGTTCACCAGGAAAGTCGCGACGCCGACGCCTGCCCCCACCAGAAAGGCGATATCCTGCGGTGACATTGCGCCGAGCCAGGCAAGAAAGGCCGCGACGCAGTAACAGATAAACGAGGTGATGCGCTCCATGGTCATCAGTCCCAAAGTGAGACGGTTTCGCTGACTGCGGACAGGCTTATATCCGGCAGCTCCACCGCGTAGCCATGGGGCAGAATTGCCCCCTGTGCGGCTAAACCAACGTTAGCCGCGTAAACCTGTACAACTACCGATCCCGTGCGCCCGTAATACCGCCAGCAAAGCAGATCCACGGTGTCGCCCTGTTCGGCATAGACTTTCATCAGAGCAGCCCGATGATGCAGTGAGACACACCGGCGACGTCGCTGATTGCATTGCGTCCGTCACGCCATAAATCATCCACCGTGCTTTCCACGATTTCGGCCTTTTGGCTGCCCCTATCGGTGGTGTCGTTATTCGGGTAACGCTCCGCCAGAAACGCGGCGGCAATAGACGCCACGGCGCGCTGATAGGCGCAGACCTTCACGCTTTCATCGTCAATCTGATCGGCGGGGACATCCGCCAGGCGTTTAAAGCCCTGCGAAATCTGCGCCTCACGAAAGCTGAACAGCTCGGCGTTCACCTCGGTCATTGCAAACTTTGCGGCGGTGCGCAGCCTTTTCGCCGTGACGGTGCCCTCCAGGCGCAGCGTGTCGCGCAGCTCAACCGGATCCACATCAGGCCAAAAGTGGGTATTTTTAATCGCGGGTTCCGTCGCGGCGTCCGGTTTCGGTGCAGGTACAACAAGAGACATAATGACCTCTGAATGGGGGGCGGTGGACGCCAGCGTCGAATAAGGTCAAAGACCTGTCGCGGCTGGCGTGCCGCCCTGCGCGGGGCGCATGCTTTTTAGCTGCCGGATGCCTTTTTAATGGCAGATTCCAGGCGCTCAATGTCTTTTTTCACGCCTGATTTGCCATCGAGAATTAAGGCACTTTTCAGACGCTCCAGGGCTAACGTGTCCTTGCCGCCGTCGCGGTAGAGATAGCCGATAATTTTGTGCAACTGGGCACGGACTTTATCGGGCATATCCTCACCGTCAGTCAGTTCCAGCACTTCCAGCATCAGCTCAATGCTGACCGGTTCACCGGCGGTGCGGGCACGTACAGCCTGGTCGATCACTTCCTCAGTGAAGGCACAGCCCGCCGTGCGGGTGCCGAACGGCATCGCGAGCCGGTGTTTAAAGGCGTAACGGGCAATGTTCAGCGCACCGGCAATGTCACCGGCGTCAACCCGCCAGATCATGACGGTCATCAGGATGGCATCCTGCGCGCCGTTCCCTTCGGCGAGTACGCCCGACACCCACGGGGCGTATTCCGGCAACAGCTTGCGTTTTAACGCCGCCTTGTCCTGGAAGGACTGGATCTTGTGCAGTGCCTGTTTATCGGCATTGAGCTTTTGCATTTGCAGTTCGTAGCCGGTGGCATGGGTCAACTGACCGGCGGCCTGCTGTGCGGCGTTGATGGCTGACTGTCGCAACATGTGACGACGGCAAGGGCTAATCATGACGTCCCCCTTTATTCCGCTGATTCAGGCGCGGCAGCTTTGAAGGTGCCGAGCTGGATGTTTTCGACCAGGCAGCCGCCGCGATAGTCTTCCACCACGAAATCCTCATTAATGGATTCGTAGTTTTCGATGCGGTCACGTTTCGGCACTTCTTCGATGTGGCGGCGGTGCGTGCCGTCCTGCCAGTAAATGGACAGGTTATCCAGGCGGGTGATCATGAAGGCATTGGCAGGGAAGCCAGGTACACGCACCGCCGGTAAGTTACCGATGCGCTTCTGGCTGATAATCATATCCGCCGCCAGGCTTTCGGAGTTCTCCTGCGCCTTGTTCACCAGCGGGAAATACTTGTCCGCCAGCAGCTGACGACCACAGATCACCACCAGGCCGGTATCGTCCTGATAAATCGGGTCAACCATGTTGTTGGTGGCGTCCATCACCAGCGCGTCCAGGTTCTCAAAGTCACCCCCGGCACCGACGCGAACGGTCTCGGAAATCACGGCGTCATCATCGCCGAGAATTTTGCTCATCACGCGCTCCGGCGCATTGTTGCGGTACTTTTGCAGCCAGCCCACGTTCACGTCCTGCAACAGCGGGTTTTTGGTGCGGTTCGATGTCGCTGCACGCTCAACGCCGTTAAAACCGATGGTGATGCGATCCAGCGCCTGGCGTTTCACGATGGCGTCACGTAAACGCGCCTGGAAATCCTGATAGCGCGCCCAGAGATCGAGCGTGGCGTAGCGGAAATGGAAATCGTAGTTCGTCTGACGGCACTCGTAACCCTCAGCGGTCAGGGTATTGAAGTCAGCAGTTTTGCGCTCACCGTCGCCGGTGGTATCCGCTGTGCTGGCAATGGAGCCGGACACGCCCACGCCGACCTTTTCACCCTTCATTTCATCCACCGGAATGATGTTAATCATCTGCAGGAAGGCAGAGGATTCCTGCACGCGGGTCATCAGCGTTTGCGTCACCGACGGCTCCACGCTGAATTTTTTATCCAGGTCGCCGGTATCCACCGAGTTCAGTTCGGCAATGCGGGACAGGTAGGCGTTAAATTTAAAGCGGGTTGTTTGTTTCATGCGTTTTTTTCCAAATGGGTTAACGGATTAATAGCGAGCGTTGTACTTAGCAGTCGGTGAAATGGGCTGCATCACCCTTGCCGCCGCCGCTGGAAACAGGGCGCTGCGTGTAGTTCTGCGGCGCGGACTTCTCCAGCTTGCCTTTCAGCGCGCTGAACTGTTCGCGGTCATCTTTCGCGGTTTGTTCCAGCACGTTGAGGCGTTCCGTCAGTGAGGTTTGCAGCGCGGACAGCTTTTCATCAGTGGCTTGCATGCCGGTTTCGACGTGTTCCACCACCGCTTCCACCGCGTCGTGCACGTCTTTAAAGCGGGCATCATCCGAGGCGGATTTACTGGACAGCAGTTGTTTCACGCGGGAGAACAGCGACGGCGCAGCCGGTTTCTCTTCCTCAAACTCAAACGCCGTTTCTTCGGCGGCGGTAAAGAGGTTTCCGGCATCCTGTTTGCGGCTCGCCAGCGGGTTTTGCTGTGCCTTCGCGCTGAACTGCAGGTACTCGGTGCCGAGGCTGGCGGGGCTGTCGGTCACGGCCAGGCCGATCAGGTAGGCTTTGCCGGTGTCCGAAAACGAAGGGTTCACTTCAATGGAGGTGTAAACCTTCTGGCGGGCTTTCACCATCGACACTAAATCCGGCGTCGGGTCGATATCGGCATACAGTGCCAGCTTGCCTTTCAGGGCACCGTCTGCCACTTCTTCGGCATAGACGCCGGTGACATCGCCGTACATGCGAAACGCACTGTCAGGGAAATAGCCCTTGATGTGCTCCATGTTGATGCGTGCGCCGTAGACCTTCGGGTCATAGGTCGCCGCCATCTGTTCAATCCAGTCGCGGGTAATTTCGCGTCCGTCAGTGGTTGCCCCTTCGGTACAGATACGAAAGCGCTTTGCTTTTGTTGCCATGTGTCGGACTCCAGTCGGTGTGTGCTTCTGAGAAATCCAAGTTTCCAGACACACGCCCGACACCGCCAGCCGATGCGGGTTGATGCTTGATGGCACAACGTGGACAGCAGGAAAATCAGCAGGCCGCCCGTTAACGTGGCAGTCATGAAAATGACAAACTCAACCACCATCAGCGACCCACGGCGACAGGCGGCACTGCTTTACTGGCAGGGGTTTTCTGTGCGTCAGATTGCGGAGATGCTGAACCAAAAAATACCGACGGTGCAGAGCTGGAAAACACGCAACGCCTGGGACAACGTCGCGCCCATTGCCCGCGTGGAGTCCAGCCTGGAAGCGCGCCTGATTCAGCTCACCACCAAAGACGTCAAAGGGAATGCCGATTACAAGGAGATGGAGGCGTTAGGCCGGTTAATGGAACGCCTGGCCAGGGTGAACCGCTACGGCCAGAGCGGAAACGAGGTGGATTTAAATCCCAACGTTGCCAACCGAAATAAGGGAGAACGTAAGAAGCCGACTAAGAACTATTTCAGTGAAGAAGCGCTGGAGAAACTGGAGGATATTTTTCTGGCCCAGTGCTTCCAGTATCAGCGCGTGTGGTATGACGCAGGGCTTAAACACCGTATCCGTGACATTCTCAAATCCCGACAGATTGGTGCAACGTTCTTCTTTGCCCGCGAAGCGTTACTGCGCGCCCTGGCAACCGGCCATAACCAGATTTTTCTCTCCGCCAGTAAAACCCAGGCTTACGTGTTCCGTGAGTACATCATTCAGTTTGCCCGCCAGGTTGATGTCGAGCTGACCGGCGACCCGATTGTGATCGGCAACAACGGCGCAAAGCTGATTTTCTTAGGCACCAATTCCAACACCGCCCAAAGTCACAATGGCGACCTGTACGTGGACGAAATCTTTTGGATCCCGAACTTCCAGAAGCTGCGCAAGGTCGCCAGCGGCATGGCCTCACAGGAACATCTGCGCACCACCTATTTCTCCACCCCGTCAGCTCTGACGCACGGCGCTTATTCGTTCTGGTCAGGCGAGCTGTTTAACAAGGGACGGGAAAACCGAAACGACAGGATTGAGCTGGATATCGGCCATCACGCCCTGGCAAAGGGGCGGCTTTGTGAGGACGGTCAGTGGCGGCAAATCGTCACCATTGAGGATGCGATGGCCGGTGGCTGCAACCTGTTTAACATCGACACGCTGAAACAGGAAAACAGCGCCGAGGATTTCCGCAACCTGTTCATGTGCGAGTTTGTTGACGATCAGACGTCGGTATTCCCGTTCGCCGAGCTGCAGCGTTGCATGGTGGAAAGCGCGGAGGAATGGGAGGATTTCAGCCCGTTCGCCGTGCGTCCGTTTGGCTATCGCGCCGTCTGGATTGGTTACGACCCGTCACACACCGGCGACAGTGCAGGCTGCGCGGTGGTGGCTCCGCCGCTGGTGGACGGTGGCAAGTTCCGCGTGCTGGAACGCCATCAGTGGAAAGGCATGGATTTTGCCGCCCAGGCGAAAAGCATTGAGGCGTTAACAAAACGCTACTGCGTGGAATACATCGGCGTGGACGCCACCGGCATCGGCCAGGGCGTGTTCCAGCTTGTCCGGCAGTTCTTCCCCGCCGCAATGGAAATCCGCTACAGCCCGGAAACGAAGACAAAAATGGTATTGAAAGCAAAAGACACCATCACGTCCGGCCGCCTGGAGTACGACACCAACCACAAAGACATCACCTCGTCATTCATGGCAATTCGCAAAACCATGACCGCCAGCGGCAGCCGTTCCACCTATGAGGCCAGCCGCAGCGAGGAAGCCAGCCACGCGGATGTCGCCTGGGCAATCATGCACGCCCTGCTCAACGAACCGCTGACCGCCGCAAACGGCGGCCAAAGCCCTAACATCCTGGAGTTTTATTAATATGAGTAAGCGCAAATTCCGCAAGGCGGCACAGACAACCGTTACAGCAACCGCACAGCATACCGGCGGCGCGGAGGCGTTCAGCTTTGGCGACCCGACACCGGTATTAGACCGCCGCGAAATCCTGGATTACATCGAATGCACGGGGAACGGCCAGTGGTACGAGCCGCCGGTCAGCTTTGACGGACTGGCTCGCACGCTGCGTGCTGCGGTGCATCACAGCTCGTCGCTGTATGTGAAACGGAATATTCTGGCCTCGACCTTTGTCCCGCACCCGCTGTTATCACAGCAGGAATTCAGCCGGTTTGCCCTGGATTACCTGGTATTCGGAAATGCGTTTTTAGAGGTGATCCGCAACCAGCTCGGCGACGCCGTGGTGATGAAAACGGTGCCCGCCAAATATGCGCGGCGCGGGGTTGAGCCTGACACTTACTGGTTTGTGCAGCAGTGGAAGGACGCGCATCTGTTTGAAGCCGGTAGCGTGTTTCATCTGATTGAACCGGATATTAATCAGGAACTGTACGGCCTGCCGGAATACCTCAGCGCCCTGAACTCAGCCTGGCTCAACGAGGCCGCAACGCTGTTCCGCCGCAAGTATTACCAGAACGGTGCGCACGCCGGGTATATCCTGTACATGACCGACGCTGCACAAAGCAGCAGTGATATTGACCAGATGCGTAAGGCGATGCGTGACACAAAAGGCCTGGGCAATTTCCGCAACCTGTTCATGTACGCACCGAACGGCAAGCCGGACGGGATCAAGATTTTGCCGCTGAGCGAAGTTGCGACGAAAGATGATTTCTTTAACATCAAGAAAGCCAGCCAGAACGATTTGCTGTGCGCGCACCGTGTGCCACCTCAGATGATGGGCATCATTCCTGAGAACAGCGGCGGATTTGGTGATTCGGTTAAGGCATCACAGGTATTTGTGCGTAATGAGCTAACGCCATTGCAGGAACGGTTTAAGGAGTTAAATGCGTGGTTTGGGGAGGAGGTGATTAGGTTCACTCCTTACGAGCTTACACCAGAGTAAGAATGTAAAGCCCCCTAATACGGGAAATTAAACTATCTATTATCGCTGTTCTAACAGTATTCGCTCTACAAGCTGAATAATGTCATTGATACCGGAGAGCAGGTCATGAAAGCAATTTGTGATACTGCAGCACATCTAAAATTTGAGTAAATGCCATACTAGACCTATCTTGCAGGTTTCATACTCATTGAATGAAGGTGCGAACTGTATTGAATGCATCCCCTAACGATTCGGACGGCTATCTCATCCGCTTGAGCGGTATGAAGCGCCCTGTTACGACTCTGGTTATAGTAGCTACAGCGCTTGTTTGTCTGTTGATATTGGTACTCACCGGCGCATTTATTTCTGCATCCCGTACAGCACAATTGCGCGATGCTGAAGTGGCCAACACGAATATTGCCCGCATGATCGCTGTACAGATGGAATCAACCCTCAAAACCGCAAGTGTTGCTTTGACCGATCTTTCGGAACGTCTGGAAGTCGACGGTATGGGCGCACACGAACTCGACCGGCTGCAGGCTCACCTGGTTGAAACAGCCAAGGCCAACTCCGAACTACACGGATTATTTGCCTATGGAGCGGACGGAACATGGCTGGCTACGTCTCTCAACCGCCCGGTTAAAGGGAATAATGCAGACCGTGAATACTTTACGTACCACCGCGCTAATCGAAGCCTTGCTGTACATGTCGGACCGCCAATTAAAAGCCGGTCCACCGGCGTCTGGATTATTCCGGTATCACGGAGAATTAACCGACCTGACGGAAGCTTCGGCGGTGTGGTCCTCGTTACGCTCAAAATTAATTTTTTTGAACGCATTTATAACGAAATTGATATCGGCAAAACCGGCACCGTCTTGCTCGCGCTTACCGATGGAACGTTGGTGTACAGGCGGCCTTTTGAAGAAAGGCTGATCGGGACTGATATTTCTAAAGGCCCTGTCCTGCAGGCTCTGTCCACGCATTACGCCGGTTCCTCAACCCTGGTCTCAAAGATTGACCGGATCGAACGGCTGTACAGCTACAGGCACGTGGATGGCTACCCCTTCATTGTTGCTGTCGGGCGGACGAAAACAGAATTATTAAATCAGTGGCAGCGCTCAAGCTTTTATCTTGGCGGCGCGGTATTGGTGATCTGCGCGATGTTCGGATTGCTCGCATCAAAACTTGTCAGACAAATAGGTATCCGGGACACGCTCGCTCAAAAACTGCGTGACCGTTCCGAGGGGCTTGAACAGTACAATATTGGCCTGCAGGTACTGGCAAACACGGACAAGCTTACCAACATCGCAAATCGGTTGATGTTCGATAAAATTCTTGATCAGGAATTTAAACGTGCGCAACGCGGCGATGATTGCCTTTCACTAATCTTGCTGGATGTAGACCTTTTCAAGAAGTTCAACGACCGCTATGGACATGTAGCCGGCGACGGCGTTCTGCACAGCATTGGCAAGGTAATGGCTGAGCAGGTGACCCGAACCGGTGACCTGGTTGCACGCTATGGCGGAGAAGAGTTCATCGTTATTTTGCCTGGCACCGATACAAAAGGGGCGATCGAGGTCGCTGAGCGCATTCGCGAGGGGATACTCGCATTGTCGATTCCCCATTTGGATACGCCATGGGGTCAGGTCAGCGCGAGTTTCGGCGTTACGACTGTTTATCCAAGCCAGCACAGAGGTTTGGTGTCAGCAGATGTTGTCAATTGCGCCGACCAGCAGTTGTATGAGGCGAAACGTAGAGGACGAAACAGAGTGTGTGCCGAAGGCACAGTGTAAGAAAACAGGTCTGTCATGACCGGATAGAAATGCAAGTGTAGCCACGCCACCGGTGAGATTCGCCGTATCCAATCAGGGGGCCGCTTGGAAAACGAAAGATGTCCCACGTTAAGCCTTTTTTTAAGCAGGCAGAAGTTGACGGGCAGCTTTGAGCGAGGAACAGACGTGTTCGGAACAGTATGAAACCCGCCAAGCACAGTGAGATAAAATAACTAAAGTAATCTTAAAAGCTTCGCAGGATTACCCGCATAAATCCCTTTAGCTTTTATAGGCTTTATGACCACGCTACCAGCACCAATAACTGCACCACTGCAAATTTCTGTTGTGAGAATTGTTGCTCCGCTCCCAACTGTGACGGCATTACCTAAACTAATATGAATCCAGTTCTCAGCAGATGAATCAGGGCCGCCACTTTTGAAAAGGTCATTAGCAAAGGTTACGCCATGTCCTATAAAGCAGTCATCACCTAAGATGACGTTTTCACAGATGAAAGTGTGGGACTGGATCTTGGTTCCCCTGCCTATGACACATCCTCCTTGTATCTCCACAAATGGTCCTACAAAAACATCGTCGCCTAATTCACATTTATAGATGTTTACTGGCATTATCACCCTGACATTTTCGCCTTGTACAACATCACGAATGCCGCTTTCAGTAACCTGCATATGAGAAGTATCCTTACTTAAGAAAAATCAGGATCAGAATAGCTCAAGCAAGCCTGATTGGCCTCCGAGCAGCATCAGATTCAAATGCAAATGATCCCGCATAGCTTCGCTGGATTATGACTACATACCTTATGAACGTCCGCAAATGGCACACAGCAGGCAAACACCTGACGCTGAAGGTCTGTTGAGAGCGAAAAGCGGACCTTGACATCTATTCCAATCCAAGCAAATTTGAAAAGTTTTAATAATTATAAAGTCTTAACTTGTGATTACTAAACTGAGGTTCCAATTGATGGCCTATCTCACTCATGCGTATGCAGGCGTGGTACAAAATGCGGCAAGTAATTACAGTTAAAATGCCAAACAATTTCGTAGAGACCGGTAAGCGCTAGGTTAGCAATGCAGTGTTCCTCAAAAAGGAACAGTTGGTGAGCTTACATAGTTATCCTGATAATTAGACCGCTTCATGGCTTCTTTTCCAGCGCTTCGTTTCTGGCCCGATACCACGCTTCAAAGGCAACCGATACCATCGGCTTGGCATAAAAATACCCCTGAACCTCATCGCACCCCAATCCTCTTAAAATTTCAACTGTTTGGGCGTCCTCGACGCCTTCGGCCAGGACGACATAATCAAGTTGCTTGAGAAGCATGACAACGTTGCGCGCAATAATAAGGCTGGGTTTGTCACGGGCAATCTCACTCACAATAGAGCGGTCGAGCTTGATTATGTCCATTGGAATTTGACGCAGGTAATTAATGTTGCTGTATCCAGATCCAAAATCGTCCAGAGATATTTTAAATCCGCGTAATTTGAGCATGGCCAGTCCGTTAAGAGCCGTTGGACTCTCAAGCATCTTCTCTGTCTCCAGACATTCCACCCCCAGTAGGGATGGATCTAAACGTGCGTCCCGCAATTTCTGTTCAAGCTCCTCAGCGAAATCTGGTCGAGAAAAATCACTGGCGGCAAGATTAACTGAAACGGGCAGAGAAAGTCCCCGATCCCGCCAGGCACTCAGCTGTGCGATGGTGTGATCGATTACCCACGCGGTGAGTTCACGCATCAGGCTGGTCTTTTCGACCAAAGGAATAAACTTCCCCGGCAGCACTTCGCCGTTTTTAGGATGCTGCCATCTTAGCAGTGCTTCAGCACCCGTTACGCGCCCCGTCACCAGTGAGATTTTCGGTTGATAGACCAAATATAACCCTTGGTTTTTCTTCAGCGTTTGTCTGAGTTCGGTCAGAAGGCTGAAATCACTCTTCTTGCGCATATCCAGTGCGCCATCATAGGTACTAAACCGTTGCCCATGACTTATCGACTCATGCAATGCGCTGACTGCGCGGCGCAGAATTTCATTTGGCGTCAGGTTGTTATCACAAAGTCCCGAGTCACCTATGTGGATATCCAAATCTAGCGCAACTTCCCGGTTGATTCTGGCTTGGGTTCCCTGAAGACTTAGGGTGATATCATCTAATGAAAGAGCCATCTGCGCAGGAGTGAAAAAGGCAAAGCGTCCGACCGCCACGGCATAGAGTTTCCCAGCAAACGGCAACCGGGCATGCAGTTCTGTAGCCATGTCACGGAGTAGATTTTCTACGACATGCATCCCCAATGAACGGGCCATCTCGTAGGCAAGTGGCATATCAATGCAGTCAATGATGATGACCCTGAAGGCGCCCACCGCCAAAATCTCGATGTCCTTCAGAAGTCGCTGTCGATTTGGTAAAAGGGTGACAACATCGATGTAGCCGAGTGCGTGCCAGGAGGCTAAGAAATCCGATATCAGCTCGGCCAGGGTTTCAAAAATACCAATCTGCTCATCTGAAAGTATCCTTGGCTGAATATCTAAGATACACAAGGTACCCACAGCAACCCCATCACGTGTTTTAAGAGGGCACCCCGCATAAAAACGAATGAATGGAGCCTCCCTGACAGCCTGATAGCGACGAAATATTGGGTGCTGATGCGTATCATCACAAATGATAGTTTCACCCTGTTTCAAGGTCTGCACGCAAAATTCTTCGCCCAAGTTGGTTTCCGCGACTACGATACTCTGAGCAGAATTATGGTATTGCTTTTCATCATCGAGAATCGACACAAAGCCCATCGGCATTTTCAGCAACTGGCAGACAAGTTGCGTGTATTTTTTTAACGCTTCGTCCCTGCCTTTATCAGGATTTTTCAACAGGTCAATCGCCGCACGTCTTTTACTTTCATCGTTACTGAGATCAGTCAACATACCAAAGCTCTCCGGTGCAGTAGATTTTCAGTCATCCCAACCCACTGATCGAGTGTATCTCTTTATTAACGAATGATATCAATATGAGCCCCATCATCTGCCTCGCACCTCACATTAAAATTTTTTCCATTGATTGTCTGCGAAAATATCGCCCGCCAGAAGTGCCCGGAAAATCTGCCGCATGCCGGTAGCCCACTCTTGGCTAAAAACATACGTTAACGGTGGAGCGTCCGCTGATGGCACTGAGCTGACTGTCAGACCGGATGGTCCTGTAAATGCTTCTGTGTAACTGTCAGTATATTAACGGTGATCGCTCAGGCGGCACACCATAATAAAACGGCTCGTTGCCAGTCATTAGTTCTGGATCAGCATGCTCCATTTCTTTGTCCAATCACTACATGCCAAGATGCGCGGCGATCTTTATGTCCAGAATGCATCTGTCTGAAACCGTATCTGTGTGCCAATTTAGGCATCCCGAACCTCGGCGCGCGCAATGTTACCCGCCTGCCCGCTTCTGACTTGATTCACTGTTTTTAATGCATGACTCAGATCGTCCCTAAGCCCAACCAGAGGGGCGCACAGGCGTTTTTTGATCCTTACCGGATCATGCAAAAACATTCGCACACTGCATGCACAGCGTTCGATGCTGATGCCTGCTAGGGCAGGGGTTAATTTTCATCATCCGAAATGAGATTTTGGTGCGCGCAGTTCTCTTGTTCATCTTCTTATAAAACGCGATCAGCAAGCTCAGAAATCATCTCCATAATCATGTGGAGTTCATTATTTTTACATTGCGCATCACGCGAGATATCAGCCATAAGCCGGATTTTTATCAACGCAATCTTGAGCTTATGCGAGGAATCCATTACTCACTCCTGATTCATAAATACTGTGTATGTGTACAGGTCTATAGGTGGGTGCTAATAGGAATTCCACGATTTTTTTGCAATGATGCTGTTAAAAAACATACAGTTGATAAATGATTTTCGTAGCATATTGATAGGATGAGTATATTTTTCTATGAATGATCTCAATATGTAAAGGGGGCTAACATGCTGGAATTTTCAAGCGATGATGAAAACAAAAAAGAAGTTATTACTATTGAAGTTTATGAGCAGGTTCTAAAGGAATTCGATGCAAGCGTATGTGAGGCGTTAGCCGTAGGTCAGCAAAGTTCAGGTCGTTTGCCCGAAGCATATATTGGTTACTCTTCAAAAATATTTGCAAGGTTATGTGCACATGCACATTGTATGATCAGAGCTGCGCCGATGACTCGGTGGGTAAAAACTACATATCATGATTGGGATTTAAGCGAGGTAGCAGGTCATACGCGTGCAATTATGGAAGGGTACCTTTTTTACATGTATCTATCCTCGAAACCAAATAGTGAAGATGAGTTTGCTGTAAAGTTAAAAGTTATGCATATCAATGACTGCGTAAGACGCATAAAGATATTCACAAGCCTTGAAGATGAAAGAGTTTCATTTTATCTAAGCGAACATGAAAGATTAAAACTAGAGTTGAATGAGAGCCATTATTTTCAAAGTCTACCCGAACCTATAAGAAAACAGTCTCTAAGTGGTAGATATCTTATGATTGATACAAGGGATGAGTTATTAGCTAAGTTCGACGTTGATAAAAAAAATTTCGATATGATATTTGATATATTGTCAAATTACATACATATATTACCTATTTCATTTTATAATTTCGAACCTAATGGAAGAGGTTCTGGGTTGTTCAATCAGTCTGATTTAGAATATTTGTATCTTTGCATGCAACTATGTACTGAACTTCTAAAACGTTGTACCGATCGGGTAGTCGAATTCTTTCCTGATGTCCAAGAGTATCGGAATGGAAGTAAGTCTATTATCAATCCTGGACCACGCGAAAATCTCCCCCAGATTGTCAAAGAACGGCAGAATACGAAAAAGAAGCGTCGGCGAAAATAATATTTCAAAGATAGAAATCAGCCCAATCAGACAGCAGTTCAAAGCTGATGATTTGCCCTCCAAAGCTGATTTTCGCCCCACGGCTTAACGCTTCCAGCTTCCAGCGTTGCGCCGTGATGTTGTATTTCATTAATTCACGTTCGATTTCAGGCCGGCGTGCCCGTTCTACTGCCGTCAATCTTGCCGACGGGGCAACATCACGGCCTTTTGTCGGGTCAAAACTGCGCTGCGCCTTGCTGACTCTCGGCGTTTCCTCGCGTATACGTGTCACAATCGCCCTCACGGCTGCTGTGTCTGTCCAGTCAATAACTCGCAGGTTGTCAGAAGAGGACGCCGTAGCGGCGCTCCCTGCCTGGCTATCTCGCCCATTTTCAGCGGCTTTCTTTCCACTTAACCCACAGTTATTGACAGGACTCCGAGGCGCGCCGAAGGCGCTTTTTGCGGTCAAAACCTCAGGGGCAACGGCAGAAGCAACGATCCGCCATTGAGTGGTACGCGTTTCATATACATGAGATTCGCCCAAGTGGGGCGCGAAAATTCCCACAACCTTTTTCACCTCTTCATCGTAGGCATTCAGTTCATTAGCAACGCGACGTGCTACGCGCACCGTCTGATCTTCACGCGGTACATTAGCTCCGCCCTGTGCAGTCATGTACGCCATAAAGTCACCGATATCAGCAGCAGCCCGAACGGCTTCCACTTCTTCGTCAAAGGTTTCAGTCAGACTGATGGAACGGATGCGGCGGCACTCACGGTATGAACCCATGGTAGGCAGGCCGATAGGATGAAACTGCGGTATACGCCAGGTAGCAGCCCAGGCAGTAACAGCAGCAGCGGAGTCAGTCAGCAACTCGCCGGTTTCGTGGTCGCGCTCGCCTTCCAGTGCATAACCGTCGATGTTCTTTGCGATGTATTTGGCGATGTAGCCAGCCGCGCCTCCACGGTTCAGGTGCTTACAGTCAAAGCGGTTTTTAGCAGCGCCGCGTTCGTCACCGTCTTCTTTCATGGCGTATTTGCGCATGATATCTATTACCCGCTGACGCATAGCGGGCTTTGTGAATAACATCATGTGCCAGTGCGGGGTCGCGTCGTGGTGAGGCTCTACTACACGCATACCATAAACGGACAGGCCACTGTCTTTGAACGCGGTGCGCATTTTGCTCCAGATCCCGCAAAGATAACGCTGTGCATCTTTAGGCGTATAGGCCTCTTTGTCCCAGGAGTGATTTCGCTGAACGCGCTTGTTGTCACCTTTACCAACCATGCGGGTCGGGTGAAATTTAGAAGGGGTGGTGATGGTCAGAAACATCCCCACGTCACCATTCGCGGCAGCATATTTTTCGGTGCCGGCGATAGTGCTCATCAGCTCCATGCGGCGGATTTCAGGGTTTGAAATACTCGCCATGACTTTATCGATCAAACTGATACGCTCGCCGGTTTCGACATTCTCCAGGTCGCGGCTTTTTAGATAGTCCAGATTCGACAGTCGGCGGGAACGAACTTCACGGATAGCCTGCTTACTAGCATAGGGAGACGCGTCACGGTTAACCTTGCCGATTGCGATCAGCAATGACTCACGCCAGCGGGTACGCTGGCCTTTCAACTGACTTAACCACCAATCTGGATTTACCAGCCGAGACATGCCAGCGATGGCAGACGTTGCATCAAGCTTGCCTTTAGTGAATTTTGTCCAATACATAGGGCTGACGTTGAAGGCACGAGACATTCCTGCAATATCACGATACAGAGCGCACTGCGTATCAGACTGAAGAAGTACTGCGTAATCTCCACCATTTTCAGCCAACAGCTGATCGCAACGGTCTTCATAAATACTCTTCAACTGTCCGGCAATGCTCTGTGTGAAACGACGCAGTGGCTTGTCGCTCATGCCTGGTAACTGGTGATAAACATCGGCCTCTGAGATGAATTTCATGGTGGCATTGATATTCATTGCATGGGCTTTATTAACTGCATCGACACGCGGCAGGATGCTGCGTCCAAGGGTATAAACCAGATATTTATTGGCTGCGTGAATGCCCTGAGTTTTGAGCAGGTACTTATGGCGGCCAGTGAAAATTTCTTGCAGGTCTTTAGAGAGGTTTTTTACTTTGATTAAAACCGCTTGCCCCTGATCGTATTCATCACGAGTAAGCGGTCTCGGCCTTTCTTGGGGGACGATTGGGGCTAGGGGTTTATTCCAGGGGAACGCCCAAACATCGGGCGTTTCAGTCTGAGAAGTAAAGCGATTGTTCTGCATTACAAACCGTCTTTGATATCAATGATCAGATAGCCAGCATTGATGCCAGCCAGAATGAGCAATGCCATCGAGAACAAAATCATTTACTCTCTCGGTAATGCTTAGCGTTTAGCTCACTGATTTCCTTGCAATAGACACACAGATCAACGCCAGGCAGAGCTGCGCGGCGTTCTTCAGGAATAGGGCGGTCACAGCCGAGGCAATACATGGAGGAAGCGCCCGTAGTGCTTATGCGGGCAGCTTGAATTTGTGACTCTAAGATCAGGTCCGCTCGTTCTTGGGCAGCATCGATAACATCAGCCATTAATGAAATTCTCCCGCTTCGTTTTGGATGCGGGTAGCCTCAACGCGTAAAGCTTCGGCGGCTTCAGTGCCGGTCATTGCCTGCTTGATGATGAAACATGCGATAGCCTCAAGACGTGCAGCGAATACGGCTGCACGATTTAAACGTTCGTCAGAACGAGCTTCATTTATGATTTCTTCCATTATCCAATCCTGTTTTTAGGCAAAAGAATGCCCGGCGGGTTGAACGCCAATTAAATTTCAGATGTATTAATGTTCTATGTTGAGCACTGAGTCGGTTTCACTAATAAAGGCCGGAAGCGCGTTACCAAACTCAATGAGTGAGTTAAGTGCTTCAATGACCTTTATTCTTTCACTGTGCGCCAATTCAAAGAAACGCATATTGATATGACGACTTTTTAATCCAGCATGGAAGCAGATCAATTTGCGCATGGTCGGCGTACTTTCATCAAACGTTTCCTGCGCAATATTTTTCTGGCTGGTCAGCATTTTTCGGATCCCGATAATATGCTGAAAACATGCCTCTCTTTTTTCCTTCGGGATACTTTCCGAATAGCTCAATGTTTGCGATTGCATAGACACCTCAACCAAAGAAGCGTTTGTAGAAGGGCTTCCGGATCGAACCGGTTGAATACATTTGCGGTTTAGCTGGATTCCAGCGTTTGCCACCTGGTAGCTCAATCCAGCCATGTCCAAAACTGCGGGAAGGGCTTTGTCTTTTCAGCAGTGGTGCAACTGAGATACTCATCTTCACCTGTCCTATGTTGGCTCGAGTGCCTGAAATGGAAACATGCACTCTTTCACCATGATTCATATGGTAAAGTTGTTCAGCCTGATTACCTTTCGCGAGATGACTCAGGTTTAAACACATTACAAAAGGAGACATTTATGAGTAGAGAAGCCAAGGTTCGCGCTCAACTGACAGATTTAGTAAAACTGTTAGAATCCATCGAAACCCCCGATGGGGTGAGTGCTTTAGGATCTGAACTCAAAGGTCTTGTGAATGAAATTGATCATCTAATTGATCAAAAATTCCCAATAGAACCGCATTTAAAAAGCTTTATCGAGCGTATCTAATAGCTTCCATAGGCCGGTCTAGACTGGCCTTATCTTCCTCAGATAAGGCAAAAATAAACATTGCAGGAATCGTGTCTGCTACTTCGGGGTGAGATCTGCGGCAATTCTTAACGGCATATGCAATTGTGCTCATTACTGCTGTGACACTTAAATGAACTGAAATCTCCAGTCCCGAATCTAAGGTGATAAGAGCACCTTCGCCATTTCGTTGAATAGATATAATTGAAGTTAAAAGGACGAATGTCCTTCCTTTATTTACATCTTGAAAATCTAAAAAAAGTAAACTGTCCTGAATTGTGGAACCAATATTTTTAGCCATGCTTTCCTCCAACTTAAATATCAATCTAACGAAGTATTACTTCGGCTCGCCCAAGCCAAGCCACATTAGCCAGCCGTCGCGAATCTCTTTTGGACGCTTTTCAAACGCCAACTTCATACCTGCGTTCCAGGCAGGGAGATAAACCCAGTTTTCCGCACGTGCTGTAGGATTTTCAGGGTTACGCATTTCGACAATTGGGAGCTTGCCAGCTTCAATCATCCCTTTTACTGCTGCGGGCGTTTTACCAATTGCCTTAGCAAATTCCGAATACGGCAGGACATCCGACACACTTACGATTTGTTTGCCCATCTGCTAATCTCTCCGATAGTGTAATTAATTGCCTATAACTGCTTTTAATTGCCAATGGTGGCAAATTTCTGCCTTACAATGGTCACATTATTTGACGATGGTATAATTATGTCAATAGAGGTATCGGAGAAAATCAAGCTCATCCGTGAGTCGGAGAGGCTTACTCGTAAGGATTTCAGTGAGTTAACTGGAATTAAATATGCGACACTTTCGAGCTATGAAAATGGAACGAAAGGCATGAGCTTAGAAATGACGATGAAACTTCTGAATCAACCTAAGTTCACAAAATACACAATGTGGTTCATGACTGATCAAATTTCCCCTGAAGCCGGACAGATCGCGCCGGTTCTCGCACACTTTGGGCAGGACGAAACAACGTCGTCCCACTCCGACAAAAAGACTGGTTAACGCTACATTTCGACTTTTTACGTTTTATAGAATCACAGAGTCTTTGCAGTACCCACGATTCCGGAGGGCTTCAATATGTCGATTAAGAAGCTCGATGATGGTCGTTATGAAGTGGACATCAGACCGCAGGGGCGCAACGGAAAGCGCTTCCGGCGTAGGTTCGACAAGAAACATGAAGCAGCCGCCTACGAAAAATATGTAGCGGTGAATTATCACGACAAAGAATGGCTATCTAAACCGGCAGACAAGCGGCCGTTATCCGAGCTGATAGAACTGTGGTGGCTCTATCACGGGCAGAACGTGAAACACGGCAAGCTCGATAAAGCCAAACTGGAATTCATCTGCAACCTGATGGATGACCCTTGTTCTTTCCAAATTGATAGCCTGGCTATTACAAAATTTAAGTCTTTGAGATTGGCGAAGGGCGTTAAGGCAACGACGGTAAACCGCAATTTGATGTTGCTGAGTGGTCTGTTTACTTACCTGAACGAAGCAGGTTTATTCCACGCTGAAAATCCGTTGCATGGCGTAACGTTGCTAAAAGGGCAGCTATCATCCATGACTTTTATGTCTGCTGATGAAATTGAGGAGTTGCTGTCTGTTTTGGAAGGGGACAATAAGAGGATTGCGATCCTGAGCCTGAGTACAGGAGGCCGCTGGGGAGAAATAAGCAGTTTGAAGGTTGAGAACGTCATTAATAACCGAGTGACTTTTCTCAATACCAAAAATGGCAAACCCAGAACAGTCCCGATCTCAGATGAGGTATGTAAGGCAGTCAAAAATCAGAAGTCTGGATTACTTTTTCCTGATGCCGATTACTTGACCTTCCGGCTGCTATTGAAATCGGTGAAGCCAGACTTACCGAAAGGGCAATCATTGCATGTGCTGCGACATACGTTTGCCACACATTTCATGATGAACGGCGGGAACATAATCACCCTGCAAAGAATTCTCGGACACGCGAATATCAACCAGACAATGGTCTATGCTCACTTCGCTCCGGACTTCCTGCAGGACGCAATTTCCTTTAATCCACTGAGGGGAAAAGCGGGGCTGGAGTGTCCACATAGTGTCCACACCTAAGCATCTTTGTAGGTCTTACAGCTGCTTACAGTATTTATAACTCATTGATTTATAGTGTTTGCGTTGTAAGTGCAGGAAAAATAAATGGTAAAAAAGGCACATTTTTGTGCCTTTTGTTTTTTGAATTTCTGTAGAGTAGGGCGGCTTGTTATTGCGGGTCGCCGTTCAGCAAGGCGGAGACGCCCTGACGGTAGCGCTGTTCCAGTGTTTCGCGGCTGGTGGCATCAACTTCTAGGTTGCGCAGACGTCCGTCCAGAATGCCGTAAACCCAGCCGTGCAGCGTGACTTTCTGGCCGCGTTTCCAGGCCGATTGCATCACGGTGGAGTGGCCGAGGTTGTAAACTTGCTCAACCACGTTCAGTTCACATAACTTATCGAGGCGCTTCTCTGGCGACAGTTCGCCCAGCAGGGAACTGTGTTTGTACCAGATGTCCCGGATATGCAACAACCAGTTATTAATCAAACCCAGTTCAGGGTTTTCAACCGCCGACTGCACACCGCCACAGCCGTAGTGACCGCAGATAATCACGTGTTCGACTTCCAGCACGTCGATAGCATATTGCACAACGGACAGGCAGTTAAGGTCGGTGTGGATGACCAGGTTGGCAACGTTACGGTGAACGAACAGTTCGCCTGGCTCAAGCCCTGTCAGGCGCTCGGCGGGAACACGGCTGTCAGAACAGCCAATCCACAGAAAGCGGGGTTTTTGAGATTGGGAAAGCCGCTCAAAGAAACCAGGATCTTCATCAATCATGGTTTTGGACCAGGCTGCGTTATTGCTGATGAGTCTTTCTATGTCATTCAT